CCAAGGACTTGACTATGGGGTGGCTGTGGCTGGGCCGGTTCTTCATTCGACAAATAGCTGGATTTCGCACGAAATTGCGATGAAATACCGCAATGGACAGCACTTTGTGTGGTGTAGCGAATATTATGACCCAACAACAGCGCCAGCGGGATCGGCTGCGGCGGCGATCGCACCGAGTTCCAGTCCCAAAGGGATTTATGATGCTCTGCACGGGGATTGTTATCGCGAAGATACCCACAGCAGCCTGATAAAGGGGTATCGGAAGACTTTCAAACGCCTTGCCGCTCAGTGGCTTGCAGAGGGCTCCATCGACAAGCCCCAACATGACGAGATCGCCGCGATTGTGAAATCACAAAGTTGGAAGATCTGGCGGCCTGTCTTGTTTGTAATACCAAGGGCTCTTGTTGCGGGACGAGTGGTCCATGTTCCACATGCGCGGCGGGCCGCATATGGTCCAGAACTACAGATCACGGACCTCATGCCTCAAGAATTTGACCTGATCGAGAGGTGAACATGCTTTCCACCTTGTCAGAGTTTGACGCCATCACCGCAGCTGGACTTCTTGCGCGGACTGCGACTGCTATCGAAGACGACGCCAATCCGGCGGCAAGAACACTGCTGCCCAATGAGTTGGGGCTTCGAGAGGCTGTTGTCCGTGAACTCCGAGATACTCTTGGACTCGATCCAGAGGACTGCTCTGACAACGCAGTCAAAAAGCTCGTTGATGCGCTGGACATCGAGAGTGATCGGCTCCTTGGACCTTGGGACGAAAGAGCAACGCTAGCGAAATTGTCAGAAAAGGGCGAACTGCCGTCAGACTTGTACGAGGTGATACTGGTACCCCAGATTGAGAATTTTCACGGGCGCAAGTTTGCGCGCGAACGCTTGCTCATCATTGACGCCGTAAAGCACGCTGACCGAGAGCAGCACTACGAGCCGTCAGGAAGGGATGGACAGCCCGTACTCTTATCGTTGTTTGCGAAGTATTTCGCTGACGAGATGTTTCCTTTGCGCAGTTTCACGATGTTGGTAGTTGGCCAGCGGGACGGCATGAAACTATTTGCTCATCAGGCATGGAGAATTTATCCGGACGTAGTTGATGTCGCAGGGGCGTCGACGTTAATTGATCTGCTGCAAAGATTTTCGGATAAATTTGGCGCTGAAATTGAGATGGGCGGCCAAAAGGGAAAATTTATATTGAAAGCCGACATCGAGCCAAGCGAGGGTGTAAAAACTTCATTCAACATAATTGCGATGCAGAACGCAAAAGGACGTGTTCGGGCTAAACGAACGATAACCGTCACTTGTTTTATACAGAGAGGATCACCGGGAAGCACCTCTCTTGCGGCTTTGGCTGTTGGCATAGATTTAGACCAGTACAGAGAATCACTCCTCCGGCGAGGCTGGTAAGCAATGTCCACAGATGTGCCAACATGCTTGCATGTTGAAGCTAAAATGCGTCGATTTCGTGATTTTGATCTAGTGCAGTGCATCCGCATCATTGATTCTAAAATGGGGTATCGGGTACGAGCGAGCGCCGTGAGCTTTATTAGCTAGTCAACTCAGGAAGACTCCTTGTCTTGCGGGAAGTGGCCGCCCGAATTTGCGCGTGCTCATTCGAGCGCGGCTCAATCTATCTGACCCCATCCCACTGCCATATGCCGCCATTCTGGGCTGTACAATTGATGCAAATCGAATCTCCGAGTCTCGATGACCATTCGATGGGAGTATCACCGCAATCGGAATTTCGTCAAATTTTTTCCTGTACACTCTTTGTAGAGCACCGCAAGTCGGTCCAATACATCCTGAAGCGTGGTTAGCGCATAATCAACAAAACCAAACAAATGCCATTCGTCCTGATCGTCTTCGGGCTCTACAAAATAAATCAAACTCTGTCGAATATGCTCAAGCTCAGCGATTGCGTCGTACCCGGACTGCAGTGCAGTGTAGAGGTCTTTATCCAACATGGCAGCATCCAAGAGATATTGATCCATAAACTCTGCGTGCGTTTCGGGTAAGTTTGATCCGCTTTTGAAATCGGTATCTTTCCGCTGTACACGGAATAAGGTTTTTCCGCTTCTGGGGGTGATGAATTCAAATTTAGAGCCGAGTTCTGATTCCTCTCGAATTGTTTCAACAATTCTTTCGATGGACTTTATGGTCCATAAATTTAATTCGCACTCGCGAGCTAGAAGAATTTTCATTGCAGCTATTTTCCGCTTCTCTCCGCGATAACGCCGTACAGCTTCAAGAATCTCTTTTGTGAAAAATATTACTACGGCGAAAATTGCGGTAATAGGGATTATCGATGTCAATGATTGCATGATTTGTATTGTGCTAGCATATCTGGGCATGAGGGGTTGCTTGATAAGCGCACCTCATTTTGACAAAAGGCGTAATGATTTTCCATCGGGGATGATCTAGAAGGTGCCCAATGATACCTTCGCCGGCACCCTTACGCTCATTCAGCTACATTGCCGCTCGCTCTGCAAGTTGACGACCGTGCTACGTCGACCCGTCTTCCCACTGCCCCAAAGGCGTCCTGGGCTGTAACGCTTAATGAAGCGCAAACTGTCCCGCAACGGCAAGCAAGAAAGGGAAGTCGTGCGTCAAGCCTGCGCGTGCTGCGGCGTTGGCCGTTGCACCTATGGTATGGGCGCAAACCGCACTACATCTTCACCGATCCACTCGTTGAACTGCTCGAAGCGCCGTTGCAAGGGCGCTATCTCATTCAGCCCGAACACCTCGGCCGCCTTGTCGGCCGCGCCGAAGCCGCCCGTATTGCCGGGCACGATGCCCATGAGCTGCGGCGGGATGCGGTGCGCGGCGAGCAGATCGTCGCGCGTCACGCTCTTGATGTTGAAGAATTCATCTTTCGCTGTAACCTCGGACACCGGTATGAGCTGGATGCCGTCTTTCTTGCCGCCGGGCGCGTACATGAACAGGTTGCGGAAGTTGCCCGGCCCCTTGCTGTTCTTCAGCGCCTCGCGCATGTCGTCGACGTCCTGCTGGGTCTGCGCCGCGTCCGTCATGTACAGGATGAAGCCGGCGTGCGAGCCGTTCTCGTAGTACCTGCGCCGGAACAGCGTTGACGACTCGTTGAGCCACGCCGCATGCAGGGCACCGAGGTATTCGGGCAGGCCGTAGACCTCCTGGTTAATGTCGGGCTCCATGAGGTGATGCACCGAGCCCACGACAAACTCATGCTCCACCTGAACGCCGCTGATCTGGAAGAAGCCTTGCAGATCGGTAGAGCGTCGCACGTATTTCGCGGGCGCGCGGCGCAGCGCGAGCAGGCCGCCGAGCCGGTTACGCTGCTGCTCCATGTAGCAGTTTCCGAACACCATGTAATCGAGCGCGAGCTTGCCGAACTCATCGCGCGACAGCAGGCGATGCGGCACGAACGTGGAGGCGAGCACGTTGCGCTTGAAATAGATTGCCGAGCTGTGATGCACGCCCGCGCGAAACGACTTGGCGAGGCCCGACCACGATACCGGCGGCTCGTACCACTTGCCGGCCGCCCACGTCTGCACGTAATCAAGAATCTCCGCGCGATCCATCACTGGTACAGGATCGTCGAACGTGAACGCCTCGACTCTCGCAGGCGTCGGCGTGGGGGCGGCCGGCGGCAAGGCGCCCGACGCGTGGACGGTGCGGTTTCGCTTTCTCATGCAATCTCCATAAAGCTGCTGTTGTTTGCGGTGACGCCTTCGAGCGGTTCGTGATCGAGCGCATGGAGGCATGCCCAGGCAAGGTCCGCGTGTCCCGTTTCCTCGCTGCGGCTTGCCTCATACGTGACTTTCCGGCCGCTCGCCGTCATGGTCTTTCTGATCGCCATGAACGATTGCGCGAAGTCGGTCCATCCTGCATCGAATTCGAGCCGGGCCTTGCCGATGACCGATAGACCCTTGAGCACGAGACGGCCCTTTACCTCGGGCGAGTAGTTGAGCGCGACGACGCCCGGATAGAACTGCTTCACGAGCTGGTAGACGCCCTGGCCGATACCGGTTGTGTCGATGCCGATATAGGCCACGTTGTAGCGCTGCGTGATCTGGCGGATGCATTCGGCCTGCGCCTCGAAATCCATGCCACGGAACTGATGCTTTTCGAGCACGCGGAATTTGCCGCCCGCGACGGCCGGCGGTGCAACAACGACGAGCCCGGCCGAGTCGCCCGAAAGCGCCGGATCGTAGCCGACCCATACGGGGCGATAACCGAAAGGGCGGGGCGCGAGCGGCTTGAAGTCGTCGGCCCATACGTCCCACGAGTCCACCATGCAGCGTTGCAGATCGACGAGCGGGAATATCGAGGCCGTGTCGTCGATGAACTGGCACATCAACAGATTGGCGTAGTCCTGCGCGCTGTATTCGAGCCGCAGCTCGTCGATGTCGAACAGGTTGCAGCCACCCGCGAGCGCGTCCTCTACGGTGACGATCTGGCGCCACTGCCGGTCCTCGCAGAACCGGCCGCCACCGAGCGCCGTATGGGACAGATCGAGGTGAATGTGATCGGCCTTCGCCCGGCCCCGGTTGAAGTGCTCGCCGCTCCAGAACGTATAGGCAGGATGGCTGATGCTCGACGGCGTGGAGAAGTAGGTTTTTCTCCACTTCCTGTGCATCGCCATGCCCGACGCGACCTTTTGCAGCTCGCGAAAGCCGCCGACCCAGAAATACTCGTCGAAATAGAAGTTGCCGTGGTAGCTCTGCGCGGTTTTCGCGTTCGTGCCGAGGAAATACAGGATGGCTTCATTCGGCAGGATGATGGGGTCGCC